AATACCAGCAACCTTGTTATTCATATATCCTTTAGAAAGTGTAACTTCGTTTGCACCACCAAACATAACAACAGTGCCTGGCTCATATGTATTATCGCCTAAGTAGTTTTCAGCCAAGTCAGCAAATCTTGCACTTGTTGCTGTACCATTAAATATATTTGCATATACATTATCATATTTTAATGATGCACTACCTAAATTATAAGTTGTATTAGCAGTAGGTACAATGGCTCTTGAATTTAATTGACCAGTTAGTGTGTCACCTGTAACATTTACATAATCCGAATCGTGATTGTGATTTACACTTGTGCTTAGTGCAACATTTCCACTTCCATCAAAACTTACACTACCTGTAACAGCACCAGTAAGTTCAATTGTTCTTCCTGTTGTAAGTTTAGCCGCACTACCTGCGAATGTTGAGTTAGCAACAACTTCTGTAATAGTAAGTGCCGCTGTACCTACACTGTTTTGGACAGTAAGATTTGTTAAGTTTGATTTTTTCTTAACTACTTCTGTGTTAACAGTTGTTGTATATGTGTCATTCCAATATTTTGTACTCGATCCGTTATCACTTGTATTATCTTGTTTAGGTTCGATATTGACAACACGTAATGTAGTAGCATCGTTCATACTTACTGTGCCATCTTTCATAACAGCACCAGCAGTTTTTACATTTGCATAATCTGTTACATCTGCACCATCTTCAACATTTGCGATTGTTCTAACTTGTGCAGGAGTTAATGCTGTAATTGCCGCATTAGAACCAGCACCTGCAGGAACACCTAATATGCTCGAAGCCGCTTGTTGTGTAATTTTACTAAGTGCTATACCGTCACTTAACCCTGTTGATGATTTAAGTTGTGTCCAACCATCTGTAACAACAAACTCTGCATTATTAAAACTAGTTAATCCACTTGACTCTTGTATTAAACGTGAGTTAGTTACAAATCCACCGCTTATGTAAGCAGTAAACCCTGTTGTACCATCTACGCCACCAGTCAATGCTTGGTCATTGTAAAGTTCAATGTTAGTATTGTCAACTTTAGAAACATAATAGAAGTTACCATTTAACTCAATTGTTCCTGCAACGTCATTTATTCCAATTAAGTCACCGTTAACTAAATCATGTGCAGAACTAGTTGTTATTCTAATCGGATTACTTAAAGTAATACCACTAATAGCACGACCACCAGCATTTGAACTTGCTCTTGCATTAGCAAGGTTCATACTCAATTTGAATTGTTGTATTCCTGCATTATTACTAACATCAGCATCTTTAATACTTCCAGTAGCCAACGCTAATTGAACAGAGTTACCTGCTCTTATAATTCTTATATCACTACCTGTACCGGAAGGTTCGCCAAATGTTCTTGATCCGCTAACTGAATCTGTTGTTAGATCAAGACCAACGTTTACCATGCCAACAATAGGGTTACCTAATCCGTCAACAGTATTTGTACCAGTAAACATTAACAGGTCTGTGTTAGAAGGATTTCCAGTAATTGTTGTACCTTCTAAACCACCTATACTATTCTGTGAATCAACATATTGTTTTGTAACAGCATCTGTACCATCTACGGGATCACGTAGAGATTTAATTCTATTGCCATTCATATCAATAGTACCACTGTCAAGTGTACTATCGTTCAGCATTGTAAATGCTTTTACATCTGTTCTAATACTATCAGTAAAATCGCCTTTAAAAACATTGTCAGCGTAAAGTTTGTTAATAGCATCGGTATTATTTGTACCTTGGAATATGTTAGTGATCTTATTAGAATTCATATTCAGGTCACCGTTCATTCTATTCCATGAAAGGTTAGTTCCGTTATATCCTGCTCTGTTTAATAAGCCATAAGTTCCGCCTGTTTGTGGACCAGTTGTGCTAGGTTCAGGAAAATCACTACCATCTTCGTGTTGTCCAATAATTAAACTATTAATATATTCTGCTGTTGTTGCTTCAGTTGGTACTGCATCGTCTGATAGGCCTTGCATTTTTCTATCAGTTGAAAATTCATCAATAGAAGTACCTTTAGTAAATTTAAGTGAATCAACGTTTGTTAAACCAATATTAGCATTAAGTTCAACTGATCCGTCACCTTGATTAACACGGAAGAATGGACCTACTCTGAAGTTACCATCTTGGTCTGTACTTGCATAGAATGTTCTACCTGATCCAACTTCAACTGCTTCGTTTGCTTGGTCCGCACTATAGTCTGGCTTACCAGCAGGAGCACCAAAAATATTGTTTGGATAATTTGAATTAGCATAGTTACCCCATCCAATATTTAGGAAGTCGTGTCCTGTTGCTCTCATTGTCGAAATACGTGTTGTTACAATACTAGTTGTATTACCTGTTAGATTAGGTGGAACACGTAGATCTAATAAATGTTCCTGTATGTTAGATTCAACTCCACTTGGTTCTGTTACATCAAATCTTTCAACATTTAAAATTCTAAATACTTGATCGTCAATTCCAACTCCTGCAAATTGTAATGCAGAACTTGGAAGAACTCTTGGAGCATCAGTTATTCCTTTTAGTAAAACTTTTTTACCAACTGTAATTGTAATTGGAGAACCGTCCGGAATTTGAACACCGGCACCTATGTTTAAAGAACTACCTAATAGTAAAGTTGCTCGTCCTCCCCAAAGTGCATCACCACCACTACCAGTGTAACCTCCATCTAATAAAGAAGTTGCATCAAAGCCTGTGCTTAATGATGAATCTGTATACAAGAAGAACTCAGTAGTTCCATTTCCACTTGTTACGTCTATGTAATATGCACCGTCGAATCCTGCTAAAAAGCCATTACCGTCAAGTCCGGTAAGTTCTACAACAGATCCGTGTCTAAACAAATGATTAGAACTTGTTGTAATTTTAGTTGCACTTCCTACGTTAATTGCACTAATTTCAATTCTTACAGGCGAAACTTCACTTATAACATATTCTGTTGTATCGTTGTTAGATGAATAAACAGTTAGTTCTGTTCTACTATCTTCAAAAGGCATGTAATCGAAATCTTTAATTAATAATGATGTATTACCTGTAAGGTTATCTGAACCAGTTGGCGTGTGTGCTTTAACAACTTGTGTATAATCTACATCTGGTGAGCCTGTTGCAGTAGCGTTTACATGTCTAAAGAATGTTTGTCCACTTTGTAAGTTTTCATTTGGATCACTACCTTCTGCTTTTAAACCAATACGTCCATAACAACTTGAGCCGTTAAGTGATCTAATTTGTCCACCATTTCTTGCCCAATATGATGTATCACAATAGTATGTGAATACAGATACTGCCTCAATCAAACCTGCGTTTGTTGCAACAAGACCAAAACCGTCACTGTTAATTTGTGTATAGTCGTTACAAGTCATAGACTTGTTACCAGCAGTTTCAATACGTATCTCTGTACTTTGAGGAATATTACCTGCTACGTTAGAGCGTGTTCTTGATTTAATTTCTGTATCAGCCGCAAGTGTTAGAGTTTGTTTAAAGGTACCTGCACCTAGCCCGTCATCAATAGGAGCAGTTGCACCTATAACTCTGTGTGTGAATTTTTCAAAGTCACTAACCCCACTTACAAAGTTTCTTGAATCTTGGTATAGGAATGTTGTTGGTAATCTAATTTCTCTAGTTAATCCTTGTAGTGTAATTTCAAAACCGCTTGCTGGATTATCCACAACCGTACCATACTGTACACCAGCATTACCGTCAACATATTGGCCTCCGCCGCCTTGTCCTGAGAAACTTGAAACAGTTTGTACATATGGTGATTTAGTTAAGATTTGTCCTTCTGGATCAAGTACATTAATAAAACCTTGATGTCTACGTAAACTTAAATTACGTAAAATTGTGGCATTGTTCATTAAGAACATATCCATGTGTTGGTTTAGTTTCTTAAGTTCAATTACAGTATTATTGTTAATTGTTGCGCCAAGTGTTGTTGTAGTTGTTGTATTAATATCTGAATAAAGATTACCTCTCCATCTACTTGAATCTCCAACTGCATCAGGATCACTTGCCCAATCTTTTACATAGTATGTTGTTCCTGCATTTTCAAAATAAATTCCATTTACTGGAGGGTATGCAATATCCTTTAATGTAATTTGACTATCACCTAATTGGTTAACACTTACATCAAAAGTATCTGCACGTGAATATTGACTGTCGTAGTGATTTCTAAAACGTGACTCTTTTGGTAAAGCAGTACCATTGTAACGTAATAGATCACCTCTTTCGAAAGTAACATCTAATGCACGTTGTGGAGGACGAACCCCTATTAGAGGTTGAACAATACTACGTCTAAATTCATCTCCTTTAAGTGAAACGTTTTCAGGTAACACAATAGGAAAGTATTCTTCATAAACACCTGATTCAACAAAGATTGTAATTTCAGGAATTGGAATATTTGTTTCTCTACCTTCGCCGCCTGTCTTGCTAGGAGCAACACCTGTACCGTTTGTAATAACATTGGTAATAATGTCCATTAAATTACCAATAGTAGTACTTGCTCCGCCTTCTGCAACAATCGCAGTATCGATAAATTGTGTAAATCCACTTTGGTTACTGAATGTACCTTCAAAAGCAGGTAATGACCCTAGTCCAGTATTAATTACTGTTGCAAGATCGTTCATTAAATTGTTTACTTTTGTACTTGCAGAACCTTCACCATTGTTTGCTGTTGTGTATTGTGAAAATGTAGTTTGTTTTGTATCAGGAAATGCAAGGTTTTGTAAAATATAATTCCTTACTAAAT